TTGACTTTGTTGAATAATAATATTATCCAATAATATCGTTGATCGCCATAAAACTGCTCTGATACTGACTCTGGTGTATCTTCACCACCTATATCATATAGGTCAAATAGAGCAGCCGTTTCACTTAAACCTTCTTTAATCTGTACACGTCTTAATAGGTTTGTGACTAACTTGTAATCACCTTTGCCTACTGCGTCATAGTAGATTTTAGGAAAGTTCTCAAAATATGATGGCATTATAATCCTTTCGTATCTCTAGTTGACGGTGCATTGCTTGCTGATAATCTTAATGCGTTGTATCGTTTTCTTTCCATTAGTTCTAGTTCTCTAAAACTTAACGTTGCGTCTATTGACACAGGATCACCACTAGGGTGTGTACTAAATTTGTCTGAACCGTAGTCTATATCAACACCTGTACAAGCACACAATCCTATTTGATCTATGTATGGGTTGATTGCTGTACCTTTCATAAATCTAATTACAAATTCATGTGGTACCTTGTAGGCAGCAATACTACTACCATCGCCATATCTTTCAGGCAACATAGCGTCTTTGATAGCATGTAATATCTTATTAACCACATCTGATTCTTCTTTACTACGTGGTGTAAATTTAAATGTAAAACTAAAACTTCTATAATCTATGCCATTGAATATCATCTCTTGCATGGCTGCTGGGGCAATACCTGTTCTACGTTGTAAGGCTGCACCTGAACCTGCTAATAGACCACCAGTAGCAAATGAACCTACACCTGATACTCCTTTACCTACTTGAGCAGCAACTGACATCAAATCTGCACCAAAGAAACCATTTTTAGAATTGATTGCGTCTTTTAGTTTTGCCATTGCACCTGTTATCATACCAACCTCTTCAGCACCATAATCGGCTGCTAAATTAAATTTAAGTGTTTGTGGCATGTATATTGCAATTGTATTTTTTATATTTCTAGCAGAACCTTTACCTGTAGGTATACCGAAAGCTATATTACTTGTACCTTCACCAAAAAATCTATTTGCACCGTACACGACTTTGTTAAGGTTATCTCCTCTTTTTGTTAAGTATTGATTACCTACTGTTTTACTACCACCGCCATCTTCAGCAACACGTTCTATAATATCAAACAACATGTAATGCTCTTGGTCTTCATGGTTTATAGGGTACACAAAAAAGTTATTGCTCATTGAGTGTCTTGTTGATGAGTAATCTGCATTACCAGGGTTGTAATTAATAACACCTGCTTTACTTGCTATCGTTCTAAATGATGGTATATTACGACCTTGTAAAACGTTGCCTTTGTTCTTCAGGCCGTTGATTAGTGTTGTTAGTGCTTTAAATGCTTTCATATTAATATTTATCTATGTTATCCTATGTTAGAGTAATCTCCTACGGTAGGATCTGAATTTTTTGTACCTATATTTGTTGAACCGTATTCAGTTTTATTTGTGCTAGATGAGTTATCAACATTGTTTATAATTGTGTTACCAGCAGCACCCTCACCTATTGTAATTTTGTCTATTTTGTCTGCCTTTAATTCTTCTACCTTATCTAGTTTCTTTTGTGCTGTATTCTCTATAAGGCCTAAATCACTATGTTGGTCAGCAACTTCTGGTGCGTCACTATCACCTGCAAGAAATTTAGCTGTCTTCTTTTTATCTACAAGGCCAAATGTCATACCTGATAAGAACCCAGCAAAACCTGCTGACGCTTTATCTCTAAAAGTTATATCTTCGCCTTCTTCTTTGTCAAGTAATTCGCCTGTTTGTGCAACACCTTTGGCAGCGTCAAATGCACCCATTATAGCCGCAAGAGGTAAAAATACACGACCTCCTATTCTAGCTGCTGTGCCTGCAACTTTACCTGCTACTTTAGCACCTTTCTTTAAATTATTCTTAACAACATTACCTGTTTTTACTTTTGTCTTCTTTGCGTCTTTTTTATCTGTACCTGTAGTTGTTACTGCTTTCGTGCCTGTACCAGTACCAAGTACCTTTGGTTTTGCACCCACAGGTCCTTTAGGTGCTTTTGGTGGTAGACCTAACATACTTCTCATTGAGCCTGCAAGTGTACTACCTAGTCCTGTGATTGAAGATGTAATTATGCCACCTAAACCTGTTAAGGCAGCAAGAGGTAATAATGCACTACCTATGCCTTCAAAGAAACCTTCATCGTCCTTTTTCTTATCACCTAATAATTCGTTTGTACGAGCAGACTCTTCGTAAATCTTTTCTAATAAATTTGATGATGTATCAAATTGTTTATCTGATTCTCTTTCATTTTCTGTAGCGTCTTCATTATCGCCAAAACTAGGCATAGATAGATCCATACCTAACGACCCACCTGTTGCTCTTTTTGCAATATCTTCTTTATCGTCCCTTGAGCCTGCGTCTGGTTGAGGTGCTGATGTATCGCCTGATTTTAAATCTGCTTTTGCTGACTTTCTACGTAATTGTCTTTTCATCTGTAGACCACGTGCTTCTGCTCTGTCTTCAGATTCAATTGCTCTTTCTATTTTCTTACCTATGATAGGTACATTTGTAAGACCTATTCGTTTAGCAAGTTTAAGAGGTTTTAATTCTTTCTTAAAATCTCTAAATGATAATGATAATCTAGTTGACAGTCCTAATATCTTTTTTAATTCAGCATTCGTTTTACCCACAGTTTCTTTAATGTATATAATTTCTTCATCATTCAATACGCCTTTACTGTAAAGACCTTCAAACTCCTTTATGCTCTTTTCTGTAGTTGCTTGCTGTGTCTTTGCCTCATCAAAATCCATACCTTTCAATGCGTCAAGGTCGCTCACGGTATAGTCTATTACAAAGTTAACTATATCCTGTCGTATATTTGCCTTGTCAAGTTTCATCTGATTTGTGTAACCAGCATTCGATTCAAGTTTTGCTTGAAACTCCTGCAATGAATCAGATATAGCAAACTTCGGGTCAGACTCTTGTTCTTTTTGTCTTTTAAGAATCGATTTGAAGTTGCCTGCTGAAGCCTTCTTAAATATTTTTGATGTAGGTGCTGTTGCCATTATTCTTTATTCTTAACCTTTGATGGTTTACCATTTACGTATATTGCAAACCAACCTGCACCAGCCCCAACGACTACTGACACTAACCCTGCCTGTGCGTTGTTAGGATTTTCTAACATCATAAACCAATTGATTACATCTAAAAATGCCCAACCATAAGCAAGCATTAATAGTCTTGGTACTAATCTCCAGTTTGACATCAATTCAGGTATCTCTACCTCAATAAAATGCCATAGTGATTTAACACCATATTTAAACCCTAGCCAACCTGTTGTTAGCATATTTTTTAAAAAGTTCATATTATCTCCCTCTTTGTTTTTCTCTTATTTTCTCGTTTTCTTCACGTATATGCTGTAACAATAAGTCAACATATATTTCCCTCTCCCATGGTAACATTCCTTCAAGGTCACCTAATGAGTATTTATGGTATTGCATTAAAGCAAAGTTTGTCCTATAAAAACTCTCTAGGCTCTCATGTAAGAGGGTAACTGAAAAAAATCAGAAGCCCCTTGTAATAACATCTCATGCTCTACACCTGATTTAGGGTTCTTGTATTTGATTGTATGACTTATGATAGGCAACTGTTCAAAAAAGTCTTTTAGTTTTTTGAATTGTGGCATAGTCAAGTTGTCAACAAACTGCTCAAGTTCTTTAGGTTCAAGGTCTTTTGTTTCAAACACCTCATCACCATTGTAAATCTGAGCAATACAATCCCTCATCAAATTAACTGTAAGGTCAATAATAGTCTTCTTATTTGACACTTCAATTATAGTAGGCACTTTCATTATCACACCGTAATCTTTAGAAAAAGGTACATGTGTATTAATCTTTTTACTAAAGTCTGGTTTTACACTCTCAATATTAAAATCATAATCTACAACCTGTGTTTCATCATCTGGACATTTTAGTTTAAGTTGTACAGTTTCACCTATTGATTTTGATCTTATGTTTAACCATAACCATTCAAAATCGTAAACTGGCAACTTTGTAACATCAACACCATCTGTCAACACACAAGTTTGAACAGTTTTGATTAGTGTATCAACCATCTCCTGTTCTACATTGTTCTCTACAGACATCAGCAAAATCTTTTCTTCTTTTACTAAAAATGGTCTGTACTTTACCTTCACACCGTTTGACAATATCAAGTCATGCTCAGGCGTCTTCATAAAATTAAGCATTATTTACTCCTTTAATATAATATATCACGTATGATTTTAGGGTCTGGTAGACCTTTCGGGAACACACGCCCTCCCGTTACTCGCCCAATGGGCAAATTTCTTCTTAACTTTTCATAGACTTGTCTACCTGCTCTACCTATCTCGTTACCTATACCAAATGGTAAGTTATCTAAAAAGTTAGTTTGTAGTGCTGTAGTATTTGATCTATATTCTAATCTATTCTTTTTGTATCTTCTATTCTCTACATCCATACCTTGTCTTAAATAGTTCCATGCTGATGTAGCATAGTTTCTATATGTAAATGTGACACTTGTTTTTACTATTTGATTTTGAGCGTCATATGACAATGGTGTAGAAGCAATAGTTTTAGGCCATACTTCGTACATCTGTACCTGATATGATGTGAAGCCAGATGAGTCACCTAAACTCTTACGTATTGTTTCCCTATCTTTTACTGCGTCACCTGATGGTTCAAATTGAGCAAGTGCTGATGTAAATGATTTATGTAATGGTGTAATTGTAATCATACACGGTGTAGCATAATCATCATAGTAACCTACATTGTGAGTAATAGGATCTACGATAGAGTTTTGCCATGCCTCAAAATATAATCGTTCATCATAGTTAACACTTGTATAAAATTCTAGTGTGACTTCTTCAAAGCTAACGTTCTTTGCTATCGCTCTTTTAGGACCATAGTATGTTTCGTTTACATCATCTGTAATTGTTTTACCTGGCAATGATACGTTAGAACAGAATAGATCCATTCTTAATTGTAAATTCTCTTTTATTGCACCTGCTAATCTACCACTTTTGTTTAATCTTGCTGCTGCTTTTTTACCACCTGTAGGGTCTGAATAAACATAATCACGTGGTAATGCTTTACTTTGTGGTCCGTCAATCGTACACAAGAATTGTGTAGGTCTAGCCAACCCACCTGCTTGTGTTAGACCTGATCTAAACTCATTGAATACAGAATTGTAATTAGAAGATACATTGTTGTATGAAAATCTTTTATTTGTTTCTGTTGTACTAAATTGTGGTTTACTAGGTGGTATACCTAATCGTATATCCATGTCACCTATTCTTTTACCTATACTAATTAATGACATTAAATAAATCTCCTACTATCTGCATAAACTTGTCCTATAGACGCCTTTTTAAATCTTTGTACAGGTAGATAAATCGCTGTTGCAGCCTCGTCAGCATTTATTCTTAAAAAACCTGTCTGTACATATGAGTACAAATATTTCTTTATTGTTGGTTTTACTATTTTCACATTCTTTACATCATCATAGTTGACTTCAAATCTTGTATTCTTATCAAATCTTGTATCAGACGCTCTTGCCTGCATACGTTCTAATAGTTTAAATCTCAATAGAGGTGGTAGATAGTGAAAGTTCATACCCATAAACCCACCTGATATTGGTTCTAATGGCAACACTAATGGGAACACATCATAGTAAGGTAATGTTTTTCTTAATTTAGGATTGTACCCAAATAAGTTTAATCTGCCTACACTAGGACGACCATTTAGTTTGTTTTGTCTAAACAATTGTCTAGCAGTTGTACCACTTGCTATCTTGTTTACTTGCGTTCTATACCAAGTAGCAGATTTTTCAGCGTCTCCTGCTCTTTGTTTGATTGTATCAAATACACTTGCCATACTACTATTTATGTTGATAATAAATAGATTCTATGAAGAAGTTGAAGAATCCAGATAAACGCCCTTATTCAGGTATATACAAACCACTCAACCCACAGAAATACAAAGGCAATGTAAACAACATTATTTATAGGTCTAGTTGGGAGAAACGTTTTATGATATATTGTGATAAAACTAGGGCTGTAATGGAATGGGGTAGTGAAGAAATAGCAATATATTATCGTTCAGTTGACAATAGGCCACATAGATACTATCCTGATTTTTATATGAAAGTTAGACAATCAGACGGCACATTTAAAAAGTTTGTTGTAGAGATTAAACCTAAAGCACAAACACGCAAACCTAAAAAACCTTTACGTGAAACTCGTACCTATAAAAATGCGTTGATTACTTATGAAAGAAATAGAAGAAAGTGGTCTACAGCGTATGCTTGGTGTATCAAGCGAAACATGAAGTTTCTAATACTTACCGAAGATCATTTGAAAACGTTTTGATAGGGTGGCCCGAAGGCCACCCCTATTTGAGAAAGTGAGAGAGATAGATTATGAATCGTCTTCAGCTAGTTTACTAAAGTACGAAAGGTCATCGCTTTCGTTAGACGATTCAACTTTCTCTACCGAGTTGTTAGAAGACGTTGGTATGTCGTTACTGACAGGTGGGAGGTCAATATCTTCTACTGACTCGGTACTTCTTTGTCCAGTAAGTGTCTTATTCAGTTTCTCTTTGAGTTCGTCATAAGACTTAAAGTTACTTGGATCAATGAAGGCTTTGAGAGCGTATTGAGATTGCCAAATCTTGTTAATCTCATCATCAGTATCTTTTAATTTACTGACTGGCTCAAATTCTGATTTATCATAATTCCAGTAGCCATCTACCTTTCTGATTTTTAGTTTAAA